GGCATTTCCATGTCTGCCTCCGGTTGTGATGGCGTGGTCGCACACCCATCCTACCGGCAGGCCGACACCTTACGCACGAGGGCGCAATGGGTCCGGCCCACGCTCGTGGGCCACCTCCCTGTATGGCAGGGGGGCTGATGCTCGTGTCCACTGGGGCCCAACACCGCCGTTCTTGTCCAGGCGCGGCTTGCTGCAGTACGGCCGCCCGCACCGCGATGGAAGCCGCGCGCCGTGCTCTGGACGAGCCGGGCCTACCGCCAGGCGATTCGGCGTGGGCCGAGCACGAACGCCTCCGAGTGGACGATGAGCAAGCGCAGTCGCCGCAGGCGTGCCTCGTTCTACGGGAGGCCCCGTGCCCGTAAGCCGTTGCATGGGCGAAGCCTTGAAGATCGCGCAGAGCCCGCGTGAGCAGTGGGGCCCGGCCACCGAACGTTTGCCGGAAGCCTGTCCGCACGCCGACTGTACCGGCGGGCAAGGTTGTCGGGCACGCGTGCAGGAATACTTGCGGACCCAGTACCGAATGCTCGCTCGTCGCGATCGTTCGACCCCAGCCGTGCGAGGTGCCGCGCGATGAGCCATTCAGAGGTCGATGTGAATCAGCTCAAGGCAGGCGTGGACCTGGCTGCGGTCGTGGGCCGCTACGTGCAACTGCGCAAGCAGGGGCGCGAGCTGTCGGGCTTGTGTCCATTTCATGCCGAGGACAGCCCGTCTTTCACCGTGATTCCCGACAAGGGATTCGTGCACTGTTTCGGGTGTGGCGCGCACCACGACGTGATTGGCTTCCTCAGGCGCATGACCGGATGCGACTTCAAGGAAGCCTGCGCCCAGCTCGGCGCGCGGGAATACGTCAGCGCCCGAAGCGATGTTCAGGTGCAAGACAACGCACCCCTCGACGTCAAGTGGGTGCCGCTGATGCCTGTTCCGGAGGATGCACCCAACCTCATGCAAGACGGCGAATGGACCGTGCCAATCTGGAACCCGAAGCGCGGGAAGATCACCCGGCTCAAGCCGGCACGCGTGGATGCCTATCGCAGCGCCAGCGGAGCCCTACTGGGGTACGTCCTGCGCGCGAACATCACGGATCGCCAATCGGGGAAGGTCAAGAAGTGGACGCCGACGGTTACCTGGTGCGTCGGTCCTGACGGCAAGCGACAGTGGTGCCTGCAGCACTTCCCGACCCCGCGGCCACTGCTTGGCCTGGATGCGCTCGCCGACAAGCCAAATGCGCCGGTGCTGGTCGTGGAGGGTGAGAAATGCCGCGCAGCTGGCGCTGGCGCGTTCCCGCAGTACGCGGTGGTGACCTGGCCGGGCGGAAGCCACGGCGTCAACAAGGCTGACTGGTCGCCGTTGGCTGAGCGCGATGTGGTGTTGTGGCCTGATGCCGACGCTGCCGGTGATAAGGCGGTGCGCGGGTGGCGCAATGATGCCGGCGCCTACTTGCCGGGCATCGCGCAACTCGCCGCCCGGGTGGGCGCGCGATCCCTCCGCCTGATCGATACCACCGGCCAGCCACGAGGCTGGGACGTCGCTGACGCCCTGGAGGTCGACGGTTGGACGCCGCGGCAACTGGCTGCCTGGGCGGCTGGACGCGTCGTTGATGTCGCCGTCGTTCCGGCGGGCGCGCAGGCGGTAGCAGCATGACGACCAGCAAGCGCAAGAACATCACCGTCATCGACGGCGGCCGCGGCACCACGCCGCCGGGCGGGGGCGTGCAAGACCCTGATGCGTGGCTTTCGCAGATCACCAGGAATCGTGATGGCAACGTCGAGGGCTCGCTGCACAACCTGCTACTCATCCTGGAGCATGACGAACGGCTTGCCGGACTCTGGTGGTTGAATGAGTCGAGCAACCAGGTCGTGCTCTCCCGCGATCCCCCCTGGAAAGGGGGTAATCGCGACGAATTCACGGACGCGGACAGCTGCGAGCTGGCGGCCTGGCTCCAGAATCCGGATACCTACTGGATGAAGTGTGGCGATGACACGGTGCTGAAGGCGGTCATTGCCGTGGCCCGGCGCCATCGCCGACACCCTATTCGCGAGTACCTGACGAGCCTGAAATGGGACGGCCAGCCGCGCGTGGAGCGCATGCTGGTGGACCTGTTCGGCGCACCAGACAACGCCTACAGCCACGGCGCCGCGCAGTGCTTCATGGTGGGCGCGGTGGCGCGCGTGCTGTGGTTCGACGCCAAGCAACCCTTCGTGGGCGCGCAAGTCGATTTCATGCTGGTGCTGGAAGGCGAGCAGGGCAAACGCAAGTCAAGCGCCCTGCGTGCCCTCTTCGGCAGCCACTGGTTTGTCGAGACCAGCGAATCCCCAAGTGGCAAGGATTTCTATCAGGTCATCCAGGGCTGCTGGGGCGTTGAGATTGGCGAGATGGACAGCTTTTCGAAGGCCGATGTCACCAGCGTCAAGACAGCCATCACGCGCCGCGTGGACAAGTTCCGCGCGCCTTACGAACGGGTGCCGCGATCCTACCGGCGTGAGTGTGTGTTCGCAGGCACGACCAACGAGCACCAATACCTGCGTGACCCCACGGGCGGCCGTCGGTTCCTGCCAGTACGCACGGATGGCGAGGTGAAGCTCGATGCCATTGCTGCATCACGCGACCAGTTGTGGGCAGAGGCGGTTGCCCTGTTCGATGCCGAGTTTCATTGGTGGGATCTCCCCGGCGAGGCGACCGAGGAGCAGGCCGCGCGCTATGTGGGCGACAGTTGGGAGGACCGCGTGGAGCGCTGGGTGGAAGGGCGCGCCGCTGAAGACCGCTACCCGTCACGCATCAAGTTCAGTGCGGGTCCGCCGGTTTGGGTGACCACCGACGAGATCTTGTCCCACGCCATTGGCATGGACGCGGCCAAGCACGGAAGACCCGAGCAGATGCGCATTGCCGCTATCATGCGTTCGCTTGGCTTCGAACATCACCGCGAGCGATGGCCTGACGGGGGTAGGGAGCGACGCTGGTTCCGCGCCAGCGTGGACGTCAAAGCCTGGATGAAGGACGACAAAGCCGGCAAAGGGGAGGTCGATGACGATCCACCCTTCTGACCTCGGACCCTCAGGTTGTCCCAACCTGCCCAACCTTGCCCAACCTGTTGTCCCAACCTCAGGCCATGTGTCGTGGGCGTTGCCCAACCTGCCCAACCTTTTTCGCGCACGCATGTGTATTTGCAAACCGGTTTCACCTTACCCCCTTATCACTCATAGGTTGGGCAGGTTGGGCAGGTTGGGACAACGTAGCAGTATCAAGGCTTCCCGCTGTCCCAACCTCGCCGATGAGGTTGGGCAGGTCGGGACAACGGCATGTTTCACGGGAATCGGCGGGACGACGACGGGCATGCCGACCCCGAACCCGGGCGAGACCATCATCGGCGGCCGGTGCGTCGGGTCCTCCCCAGGGGCGGCGACTACGGGTAATTCGGACCGCGCTTGCAGGCTGTTCACCGACCTTCCTAAGGGGGTTAAGTGAAGGTTCTGCCCGCCCTGATGCAGCCCATCACCCAGGCCGAGTTCGCCCAGGTGGTCGGCGTGAGCGAAGCGCGCGTCAGCCAGCTCGTCAGCGAAGGCGTGTTGGCTCGCGGCGACACCGCGCATGCCTGGCTGGCGGCGTACTGCGACCGCCTGCGTGACCAGGCCGCCGGCCGGCTCGGCGCAGAGCTGGGCGGCCTGGACCTGGTGCAGGAACGCGCGGCGCTCGCGCGCGAGCAACGGGAAGGGCAGGCCATCAAGAACGCCGTGGCGCGGAAGGAATACGCGCCCGTGGGCGTGCTGTCGGATGTGTTGGGCATGGCCGCGAGCGCGGTGGTCGACCGCTTCGACCAGTTGGAAGGCGTGCTGCGCAAGGCGGTGCCGGACCTGCCGGACGAAGCCAAGACCGCCGTGCTCAAGGTCATCGCAAACGCGCGCAACGAATGGATCCGCGCCACCGACCGCATTGTCACCGAGGCCGTCGACGCCATGCTCGACATGGACGCCGGCGACGTCGATGACGTCCTTGGGGCCGAGGAGGAGGACGCGGCATGACGGCCAATCCGCCTGCGTTGCACGCGGAGACCGCGTCGGCGATCAAGGCCGCCGTCCGGCTGGGTCTGGAGAGCCTGCGCGCGGAGCCGCCGCAACGGCTGGGCGACTGGGCGCAGGAACACTTCAAGCTCGCTGGAGAGAGCAGCCACCAGAAGGGAGCCTGGGTGGCGTGGGCCTTCCAGGTCGGCATCCTCGACTTCATGTCCGACGACCGCATCGAAGAGTTGGACGTGATGAAGGCCAAGCGCATCGGCTACACGAAGATGCTGGTGGCCAACGTCACTTACAACATCGCGCACCGACGCCGGAAGCAGGCCTTGTGGCAGCCGACAGACGATGATCGCGACAGCTTCGTCAAGAGCGAGATTGATCCGGTCCTCGACCCGATCAACGGCGTGCTAGCCATCAACAAGGTCCGCCGGAAGGGCAACACGTCCGCCGAGACCATCAAGTTCAAGCCCTTCCGCGACAGCGCGTTGCACCTTCTGGGCGGCAAGGCGGCGCGCGCCTATCGCCGCATCACTGTGGCCTGGGCGGGCCTGGACGAAATCTCGAAGTTCGACCGCAGCATCGAGAAGTCCGGGCCACCCCGCGGCTTGGCCAAGGGACGCCTGGAGGGGGCGCCTTACCCGAAACTCGTCTGCGGATCCACGCCGCTGCTGAAGGGTCTGTGCCACATCGAAGACGCGGTCGAGGAGGCGGAGGGCCTGGTTCGCTTCCACATCGAGTGTCCGCGCTGCGGCGCCGAGCACCCGCTGCTGTGGGGTGGCAAGGAAAAGCCATTCGGGTTCAAGTGGGAGCGCGGGCATCCGGAGACGGTTCGGCACGTGTGTCCACACTGCCGCGAGTCCATCGCCCAGGCTGACTACCTGCCTGGCGGCGCGCCAATGATCGGGACCTGGATCTGCGAGCGCACCGGTAAGCGCTATGGCGCCGACAGAATTTGGCGAGACCGCACCGGCGCGCCCTGCCTTCCCCCGCGTTCGCTGGGCGTGCACGTGTGGACGGCGTACAGCCCGCAGCGCTCATGGGCCGACATCGTCAAGGAGTTCGAAGATGCCCTGGTCGCGCTCGCGAAGGGCGACACCGGGCCCATGCAACTGTTCGTCAACGAGACGCTCGGCGAGACCTGGGAGCTGGCGGGCGAGCGAACCGACGAGCATGCGCTGCAGGCCCGCGCCGAGGACTACAGCCTCTGCACCGTGCCCAAGGGGTGCCTGATCCTGACGGCGGCGGTCGACGTGCAGCGCAACCGCTGGGAAATTACCGTCTACGGATGGGGTAGGGGGCAGGAATCCTGGGTCATCGACGTGGTCGTCATCGAAGGAAACCCAGCCGTCGACGAAGAGTGGGCCGCCGTTACCGAACAACTGCAGCGCCGGTACCGGCAGGAGTGGCACGGTGGCAGCCTGGGCATCAGCGCCACCAGCATCGATAGCTCGGATCAGACGCAGGCCGTCTACAACTGGGTCACCAAGGCGCAATACGTGCTTCCCCATCTGCGAGCCATCAAGGGCGACGGTGCCGAGACCACCAACATCCTCGGTCCCAGCAGCCTGCAGGAAGTGAACTGGCGCGGCAAGAAGGTACCGCGCGGGATCAAGCTGTGGCGCGTCGGTGTCGACGCCGCCAAGGATCTGCTGCTGGGCCAGTTGGCGATTGAGGCTCCTGGCCCGGGCTATATCCATTTCAGCAAGGAGCTATCGCGCGAGTTCTACGAGCAGCTCACCGCGGAGCAGCGCGTGCTGGCCAAGGTCAAGGGCAGGGACGCCTACCGGTGGGTCAAACGCCGCCCGCGTAACGAGCAATTGGACAACCGCAACTACGCCCTGCACGCAGCCATGGGCTTGGGCCTGCACAAGTACACCGAGGAGCGTTGGCTGCAACTGGAAGCGAGCGTGCAGCCGCCGCCCGATCTATTCAGCCTACCGATGTCCAACTCCAGTGATTCCCATGAAACACAAGATGGGAGCGTTCCCTACCGACAGCCGAGAGATTCCCGTGAAACCCCAATCCCAAAGGCCGCCCCTGATGGTTTTGGCTCGGACAGGTGGAGTGCCCGCCTTTGAGCCGGAACACGACGCGCGCCAAGGCACGGGTAGAGGAACTGGCCGACGAGCTGGCCGTCGGCGCAGCATTACGCCTGCGAGATGATGTCGAGCGCATCCGTCCGATCGTGGAAGCGGTCGTTGCCTACTTGACGGAGGAGTACCCGTCACAGGACCTCTATATTCCGGGCAAGGTGAAGTATCCAGTCGCGGAGATCCGGGCAGACATCGAAGCAGGAAAGTCGATTCGGTACATCTGTGGGAAGTACCGCACGGACCGCAGGACAATCTACCGCCTGTTGGACGAAGTCGAATAGGAGTGCGGGAGTTTCCCCGAGAACTCCCGCACCCGGATCAGCATGATGCTGATCCATGTCCTTCGCCACCGAACAAGTTGCGCTCCTCAAAGACGCCTACCAACGCGTACTGACGGGGCAATCCATCCGATTCGGTGAGCGCCAACTGACGCGCGCGGACGCCCAGTGGATCAGTAGTGAACTCGACAAATGGTTGCGCCGTGCGGCGGCAGAGCAGCAGGCCGCTGCCGGCGGGCAGGCAGGCGTGGTGATCGCCGACTTCAGTGGGTCCACTGCGTGCCAGGACTTCCGGAGGGATCCGTGAAGCCCGGCGCTTTCGATCGCATCCTCTTGCATGTCGCGCCCGGCTGGGCCGCGGCTCGGGCGCGCAGTCGCGTGAGGACCCTCGCCTACTGCCAGGCGTACGAGGCGGCCGAATCGAGCCATCTTCGGCGCCAGTCGCGCGAGATGGGCAGCGGCAACAACGTCGTGCAGATGACCGGAACCCGCCTGCGCAACCAGGCTCGCCACCTGGACCGCAACCACGACATCATCAGTGGCGGACTGTCCTCCGTTATCCAGAACATCATCGGGCCGGCTGGCATCAACGTCGTGCCGACGCCGCGTGACGCGGCAGGTAATGTCGTGGAAAGCGTGGTCGACCAGATCATGCCCCTGTACGCCGCCTGGTCCAAGCGCCCGGAAGTCACCTGGATGCATGACTGGGCCAGCTGCCAGCGCCTGCTGGGGCGAACCTGGTTGCGTGACGGTGAGGCCTTCGCACAGGAGCTCCGCGGGTTCGTCCCGTATCTGGAGCATGGCTCGTCTGTTCCGTTCTCGCTTGAGCTCCTGGAACCGGACATGGTTCCGCTGGACTTGGACGATCGCTCGCGTCGCATCACACAGGGTGTGGAGCGCAACGCGTGGGGCCGGCCCGTTGCCTATCATGTCTACCGTCAGCATCCCGGGGACCCGGATGCCTTCATCCCCGAGACAAAGCGCGTTTCAGCAGATCTGATTCGTCACCTGCGCACGGTCGATCGCATCGGGCAGGTTCGCGGTATAAGCATCCTCGCCAGCACGTTCACGCGCATCGAGGACCTCAAAGACTACGAGGAGAGCGAGCGCATCGCCGCCAAGATTGCCGCCAGCATGGCGGCGGTCATCATCAAGGGCGATCCCAGCAGTTACGACCCCGAGCACGCCCCGAAGGGCGAGCGCCGTATGCGCTTTCAGCCCGGCATGGTGTTCGACAACCTCGTGCAGGGTGAAGACGTCAAGTCCATCGACTCCAAGCGCCCGAATCCGAATCTGGAGCCGTATCGCAACGGGCAACTACGCGCCATTGCCGCGCCGATGCGTATTTCCTTCTCAACGCTGGCGAAGAATTACAACGGGACGTACAGCGCCCAGCGGCAGGAACTGGTTGAGCAGTACGGCGCATATGGCGTGTTGGCGTATGAGTTCATTTCGCAGCTGCTGCGCCCCATCTACGAACGTTTCGTCCACATCGCCGTGGCCTCCGGCGAGCTGATCCTGCCGCCCGGTGTGACGCCGGAGAGCGCGGCCAGCGCGGACTACCTCCCTCCGCCGATGCCCTGGATCAACCCGGTCCACGAAGCCGAAGCCCTGCGCACGATGGTGCGCTCTGGGTTCAAGAGCGCCACCGCGGTCATCGCCGAGCGTGGTGGGCGCATGTACGACACCTTTGAGCAGATCGCACACGAGCGGCGCTGGGCCCGTGACCTGGACATCGTGCTCGACACCGACCCGGCACTGGTCGCTGGGTCGGGCGTCGCCCAATCGGCGGCCGCAGCGACGACCGCTCCCAACTCCGAAGAGGAACCCGCATGAAGCACACGATTCTGGCGACCTGCGTCCTGGGCGCGATCTTTGCGTTCGACAACGTTGGCTTGGACACCATTGCCCCGGAGGCGCGCGGGAAGTCCGTCCTGGCCCTGAGCACGAACAGCAACGGCGAGGCCGAGTTGTTGATCTATGGCCCCATCGGCGACTACTTCTGGGGCGAAGGCATTACCGCGGCCTCGGTGGTCGAGCAACTATCCCAAGTCAGGGCCGGCACCATCCATGTCCGCATCAACTCCGACGGCGGCGTCGTCACCGACGGCCTGGCGATCTACAACGCTCTGGTCCAGCACCCGGCCACCGTCAATGTGACAGTCGATGGCATCGCCGCGAGCATCGCCTCGTTGATCGTCATGGCAGGAAGCACCCGGCGGATGCATGCGAACACGATGATGATGCTCCATGGGCCGCAGTCCGGGGCGTGGGGCTTCGCAGGCGACCTGCGCGATCGCGCGGACGTGCTCGACACGTACGCCGCATCCATGCAGAGCAGCTACGGCACGCGCGCCAAGGACCCCGCAGCCATCGAGGCGATGCTGGCTGATCGCAAGGACCATTGGTTCACGGCATCCGAGGCGGTCGCGACCGGTCTGGCGGATCAGATCGTTGATGTCGAGCAACCCATTCCAAGCGAAGCCGCCACCGCGGCTGCGCTGTTGTCTTACGTGCAGGCCATCGCCAGCACCCCCGCGCCGCTCGTTCCGACGCTGCGCAATCGAATCCAGACGACCACCACGGCGTCTGCCTTTTCCTCGCTCCGCGAGGGCCACCAGCGGGCCATCTATGCCCATCTCGAGGACTCCACGATGAAACAGCAGTGCCAACTGATCCTGGCGCAGGCGGGCAACCCTGGCGCGCCGGCCACCACCCCCCATCCGGCACCCGCGGCGGCACCGCCAACCGCCGCCGCCCCGGTGAGCCCTGCACCGGCTACCAACGCGGACGACGTCCTGGCGTCCTTGCAGGCTCGCAATACCAGCCTGCGGGGCGTGTTTGCCGGCTTCCACGATATTCCGGGTATCCGCGAACTGGAGTCCGAGTGCCTGGCTGATCCGCGCATGACGGTCGAGCAGGCCCAAACCAAGTTGCTCGCGCGGATGGGCAATGGCGCCGCGCCACTGGCCGCAGGTGGCGTGCCGCGCGCCGAGTCCGGCCAGGACGAGCGCGACAAGGTGCTGGCCCGAACCGTGCAGGGCGTGCTGGCCCGCGCCGGAGTGCTGGAAGGGGCTGCAGCGGATGAGGCCCGCCAGGGCAACAACGCCGCCCGCGCCTCGCTGATCTCCTTGGCCGAGGATTCGCTGATCCGCGCCGGCATCAGCACCCGCAACATGACCCGCGATCAAATCGCTGGCGCCGTGCTGGCGTCCCAGACGACCAGCGATTTCCCCGTCCTGCTGGAAAACGTCCTGCACAAGATGCTGCTGGGTGCCTATCGCCTGCAGCCCTTCACCTGGCGGCGCTTCTGCACGACCGGCACCCTGGCGGACTATCGCCCGCACAATCGCTACCACATGGGTTCGTTCACCGATCTGAAGCCGGTCAACGAGGACGGCGAGTACGAGAACGGTGTGCTGTCTGACGGCGCCAAGGAAACCATTCAGGGCAAGCGCCGCGGCCGCATCCTGCAGATCACCCCGGAGGTCCTGGTCAATGACGACCTGGCGGCATTCACCCGTCCGACACAGGCCCTGGGCCAGGCGGCCGGCCGCACGATCGAGAAGGACGTCTATGCCCTGTTCGCCTTGAACAGCGGCAACGGTCCGACCATGTCGGATGGCAATCCGCTGTTCCATGCCAGCCACGGCAACATCGCTGATACGGCTGGCGCTCCAACCATTGCCCTCATCGACGGCGGTCGCCAGAAGATGGCCCAGCAGATGGATGTGGGCAACAACGACTACCTGGACATCGTACCGAACCTGTTCCTGGGCCCGCTCTCGCTGGGCAGTGCCGCCCGCGAGATCAATGCGCAGGAATACAACGACGAGTCCAACAAGCAGCAGCGCAAGCCGAACGTTGTGCGCGGCATCTTCTCGGATGTCATCGATTCGGTGCGGCTCTCCGGCAATGCCTGGTACATGCTGGCCGATCCGTCGATCGAACCGGTGTTTGAGGTGGCATTCCTGGACGGCGTGCAGGAACCGACCCTGGAGCAGGAGAAGAACTTCCGCACCGACGGGCTGTCCTGGAAGGTCGTGCATCGCTACGGCGTTGGCGCCGTGGGCTACCGCGGTATCCACAAGAACGCCGGCGGCTGATTCGGCAACCAACCACATCCATCCCTGGCGCCGCAATGCGGCGTCCATCTGAAACGAGGAAACCGAAATGGCCAAGAACTATGTCACGGATGGAAGGCACATTCCGTGGACCAACACCACCGGCAGCGCTGTGGCCTCCGGGCAGGTGATCGCGATGGGGCACACCCTGGGCGTCGCCCTTGTCGCCATCGCGATCGGCGCCACGGGCAGCGTGGCAGTGGAGGGCGTCTTCACCGTGCCGAAGGTTTCCGGCGCCGTGTTCACGCAGGGCGAGAAGCTGGTGTTCGACGTCAGCGCCAACGGCGGCCTGGGCGCTTTCGATGACTCCGCTGCCACACCGGCCACCGGCGACATCACCGGAGGCGCGGTGGCGTGGGAAGCCGGCACCGATGGGCAGACCACTACCACCGTAAAGCTGACGCCCGGCAACGCGGCGAAGGCCTAAAGCCTGACCACCGCCGCGCACAGATGCCCGGGTGGCGTGCGCGGTGGTGGGTCTTTGTGACACTTCATCGGACAGGGGCGATGAGCGAGCAGCACATGAAACTGGAAAAGGCGGCCGAAAACACGCTGGCGCGTTTCGCCGTGCAACTGCTGACGCCCATCCTCGTGGCCTTGGTCGCGTGGTTCGGGCGCGAGAAGCTCACCAGCATCGAACGCAAGCAGGACCAGCTTGCCGGCGAACAGGCCGTGCAGTCCCGCAAGACCAACACGATCGCCTCGGACGTGCGCGATCTGAACACGCGCTTCGACCTGATGGCCGTGCGCCGTCTAGACGAGTTGGAGAAGCGCATGGAGCGCGTCGAGGAGGCGCAGAGGGTCCCATGAGCAACGACCGGTTTCCTCAATTCATCGATCGCCTGCTGAGCCATGAAGGCGGGTTCTCGGACGACCGCCGAGATCCGGGCAACTGGACCGGCGGAAAAGTGGGTCTGGGCCAGTTGAAGGGGACGAAGTTTGGCATCGCCGCGAACACGTACCCGATGCTGGACATCAAGAACCTCACCCGCGACCAGGCCATCGCCATCTACCGCCGCGATTTCTGGGAGCGCGCCCAGTGCCACAAGTTCCCGCACGCCGTGGCGTTCCAGTTGCTCGATGGCGCCGTCAACAGCGGCATCCCACAGGCGTCGCGATGGCTGCAGCGTGCGGCGCTGGTCGCTGACGATGGCCTGATCGGGCCGGCCACGCTCGCCTCGGTGCGCGCAACGGACCCGAACGATCTGATTTTCCGGTTCAACGCGGACCGGATGGAATTCATGACGCGCCTGAAGAACTGGGCCGTCCATGGCGCCGGCTGGATGCGGCGCATCGCCGCCAACCTGCGCTTTGCCGCGCAGGACAACTGAGGAAGCCTTCATGCGCATTCTGATCACCCTTCTCGTCGTCGCCACCATTCTCGCGGTGCTGTGGCTGTTCAAACGCTTCACGAAGAACGGCACCATCCCGCTGCCGGTGGCCTGGCGCAGCTTCGTCATGTGGTTCAGCGGTGCGCTGGTGGTGCTGCCGGACTACTTCCTGGCCGTGCTGGGCTGGCTCGCTCAGCAGTGGGAGCCGCTACAGGGCTATTTTGGTGATCTTTTCAGCAGCCCAAGCCTGGCCCGGTTTGTCCAGTTGCTGGGCGCAGGGTTCTTCTTGCTGCGGGCCAAGGGGCAGGGCTTCCCCAAGTTCCCCGCCGTGCCCGCCACGCCGCCGAGCGAGGAGCGCTGAGTCGTGTCGGCACTGGGCCTTCTGACCGCAAAACCACTGGCCGCCGCCACCCTCGCGCTGGCGCTGGCGAGTGGACTGCTGTGGCTGAAGGTACGAGACATGAAGGCCCAGCGGGACGTCGCCTGCGGCACGCTGCAGGCGATGACCGTGTCGCGCGACGCCTACAAGGTCCGCGTGGATGAGCTGGTCGCCGCCAACCGCGCCTACGACGCCTCGTTCGCCACGCTGAGCGATGAGTACAAGCGCGCGCAGGGCGAGGCGCGCCGCCTGGAAGAGGAAGGGCGGGCCGCCCTCGCCGCCGCCGAAGCCCGCGCCCGTGATGCTGACGTGGTCCTGAAACTGTTCATGGATCGCCACGCCCAGCAACTGCGCGCACCGGATTGCCAGCACGCGCTGGCATCCGTGCAGGCCAGTTGCCCCGCGCTGGAGGGCTATTGAGATGCGTACCAGCCTGATTCTCGTTGTGCTCTTCACCCTGACCGGATGCGCACTCGGCGGGGTCAAGACTCGCGCTCAACTCCCCGACAGCGCGTCAGCCGTCGTGCCCAGGCTTCAGGTGGTCGAGCGGCGCGTCTACGTGAAGGTGCCGGCCCACCTGACCAAGCGCTCGGCCGTCCCCGAAGGGTCTCTGCCCCAGTGCTTTGAAGTGGCGGCTCAGCGCCGCCAGGTGATTGAAGAACAGAACGCCCGACTGGAGAAGATCGAGACCATCCAGGGCACGGAGGTCACTCCGTGAGCCTGCTGCGCATCGAAGTTGATGCTGAAGGTCTGCTCAGCCGGCACCTGACGGACTTGGAGCGCACGCAGCTCCCGTTCGCGGCGATGCAGGCGGCCAACGCCACGGCGGTTGAGATCCGCCAGACCTGGGCGCGCACCGCGCCGCGCGTGTTCTATCGGCCCACTCCGATGACGACCCGGGCGGCCCAGTACCTGAAGGCGACCAAACAGAAGCCCTACGCCGAAATCTTCCTGCGGGACGAAGCGTTCAAAGGCACGCCGCCCGCCAAGTACCTCTTCCCTCAGGTTGAAGGGGGCCCGCGCCGCGACAAGGGCTTCGAGAACCTCCTGCAACGCAGTGGAATCTTGATGGCGGATCAACAGGCCGTGCCGGGAAGGGGTGCCGTGCTGGATGCTTTCGGCAACATCAGTGGCGGGCAGTTGAACCAGATTCTGTCGCAGCTCGGTTCGCGCTCCGACCTGTACACGAACGAATCGGCCGTCAGCCGCAAGCGCCGGCATTCCCGCGAGGCCCGAAGGGAGATTCGGCGCAGCGACTTTTTTGCCGTGCGCGAGAAGTCGGGTCACCTGCGCCCCGGCATCTGGCAAAGGGATCGGATGCGTGCCGGCAAGGGCAGCGGCGTGTGGCTCGTGCTGGCCTTTGTCAAGCGCGCCGCGTACAGGCCCCGTTACGACATTTTCGGGCTCGCGCAGCGAACCTGGAATCGAATCATGCCATTCCACTTTGCGCGTGAGCTGGAGAAGGCCGTGCAGAACGCAAGACTCCGGGGGCGCGGGTGAGCGAGGCAGCCTTCAAGCGCAGCTTCGACGCCAACTTCTTTCGCAGTTGGGGCGATGCAGTGGGCGGCCTGGTCGCGACCTATGTCTCGCCGGGTGGCGCCGTCACGGATGTGGACGTCCTGGTCGATACGGTCACGGATCAATTCGGCGACGACCTTGCCCCCGTGGCCTATCCCAAGATCCACATCACGTTCCGGCGTGAGCAGGTCCAACCGGAAGTGCTGGGCAAGGTCACGGTCGACGGACAGACATACACCCTGGCTCAGCCCGTGGACTGGTCGGACGAATCGCTGTCGCGATGGGTGGTACAGCGTGACTAGCCCTCGTGATCAGCTCCTCGCCGGACTGGAGGACATCCTGACCCGCATTCGTCAGGCCAATGGGTACCTGACCGATGCCGGCGCGAATTTCACGCGTGAGCCGAGGCCCGCTTCGGATGACTCGGCAGATGAGTTCATCACGGCAGTCTGGTCGCGCCAGGAGCGGGCAACGGATCCCGCACTGGTGCGCACACATCGACTGACCACGGTTCAGGTGGCCGCCAAGGTGCCGGCCGGATTGACGGACGCCCAGGCGCGGCTGGACGCCATCACGACCGACATCGAGATGGCCATGGAGAAGCAGGAGTTCCGCTTTCCGTCCGGCATCCAGTATCCGAAGTACCAAGCCGCCGAGCCTGCCCTTCCCCAGCAGGCGGGCGCCGGCTGGATCGGCGTCTTCTTGACCTACACCAGCCACATCCCCATCCGCCGCCCCGCGGCATAACCAGAGGCATACCACAATGGAAGAACCCGACTACAGCTACGTGGGCAGCGGCCATATTCTGGTCAAGGAATACGGTGCCGCCGCGCCGTTCCTGCCGATCGGCAACTGCTCCGCCCTCAACTTCGCGCCCCAGGTGAACACGCTGCAGTTGCAGGACTTCACCAATCCGGGCGGCGGCATCCGCAACCGAATCGATCGTGTCAACGACGTGCAGTTCAATCTCACGTTCCACGATTTCATGGCCGAGAACTTCGCTCGCTTCCTGCGCGGCACGTCGAGCGCCGTGGCGGCCGGTAATGCCACGGCCGAGGCGGTGGTGGGCTACAAGGGCGGCTGGACGCCGCTGGCCAAGTACGCCGATGCGATCACTTCGGTGGAGCCGGTGGGCGGTGGCACGGCCTATGTGGCGGGTGATGACTACGTCCTGGACAATGGCGGGCTGTACATCCCGACCGACAGCGCCATCCCCGCGCCGGTCGCGGGTGCGTCCAATTTCGAGGTCGACTACAGCTTCAGCAAGCACACCGTCACCGAGGCCTTCGTCAATCCGGCCAAGCAATACACCCTGGCGTTCGTCGGGTTGAACGAGGCGCGGAGCGGCAAGCCGGTGCGCGTCATGGCGCACAAGCTGAGCGGGGGCGTTCTGGGAACCCTCGGCTTGCTGGGTGAAGACTACGGCGCCGGTGAAGTCTCCGGATCGCTGTTGTCGGACACCACCAAGGGCACGGGCCTGTCGAAGTTCTTCCAGGTCCTGGTGGTGGACTGATGGCCGGCGAAGACCTGGAGATTCTGGATCCAGCGCCGACGGAAGTGACTTTCCGGGGTGAGCGGCTTGAAATCAAGCCGCTCACCGTGGGGCAGTTGCCGAAGTTCCTGCGCCTGGCGCGCCCGTTGCTGAGTTCGCTGTTGGACTCGGAGACGGACCTGGAGGGAGACGGCGCCATCGTGGATCTGCTCGTGGGCGCGATTGCCGACCATGGCGAATGCGCCATCGATGCGGCAGCGCTGGTCACGGGCAAGCCCATCGACTGGTTTTCCGAGGGCAACCCAGCCGAGTTTCTGCGCTTGGCGATCGCCGTCTTCAAGGTGAACCGCGATTTTTTTCTCCAGGAGCTCGTACCCCTGTTGGCCGCCGGTCCACTGGCGGGCAAGCGATTCGCTGGGAATGGCCCGACGCCATCCAGCAACTCGTCGGGCGCGGGCACACCCTGAACGACATCCGCGGCTACACCCTGGCGCAGCTTCGCGCCTTCAGTGAAGCCGCGGCTCGGGCGGACTACCGGGACCTGATCGACCAGGCTCACAACCTTCGAGCCGCCCAGTACGACACGAAGGCCTTCAACGAGTACGTGATGACCTTGAGGAAAGCAGCCCATGGCCAGCAGTAGCAGCGGCGCCAACCTACGCGTCCGGATTTCCGCCGAGCTGACGGACATCAAGCAGGGCTTGGCGCTGCTGCGCGGCGAGCTGGCGAAGGTCAAGCGGGACGGCGATCGCGTCGCACCCGACACCACGAAATGGTCGCAGGCGCTGGGCACGATCCGTAAGCAACTGGCCGCCATCGGCGGCGCCTACGCGGCCTTGCGCGCCGTCCGGTGGTATGCGGACCAGGCCGACCAGGCAGCCAACCTCGCCAGTCGGCTCCGGCTGGCCACGAAGTCCCAGCAGGAGTTCGAGACTGCCTATCGATCGACCTATCAGATTGCGCAGCAATCCTCGGCAGATTGGGAGAGCATCGTCGGCCTGTATGCGGGGTTGGCACAAACCACGGGCATGTCCCAGAAGGGCGTCCTTGCCCTAACCAGGGTTATCAGCCAGTCGTTCCAGGTGTCCGGTGCATCGGCACAGGACACGGCCAACGGCTTGCGCCAGTTGCAGCAGGCGTTGGCCGGCGGTGTCCTGCGTGCCGAAGAGTTCAACACGATCATCGAAACCAGTCCAAGAATCGTTCAGGCGCTTGCGGACCATTTTGGGATCTCATTCGGCCAGGTGCGTCGCTACGTGAATGACGGAAAAGTGTCATCGCGCGAATTCGCCGAAGCGATGCTGAAGGCTACAGGGGACATACAATCTGATTTCGACAAGCTACCGACGACGGTGGGCCGCGCGACTCAGCAGGTCCGCAACGCGCTCCTGGCAATGGTAGGCGATACGGATAAGGCCACGGGCGCGTCAAACAGCATGTCCGACGCCATTCTCGAACTAGCGCGAACCTTCGAGTCCCCTGACGTAATGAGCGGATTTCGGACCTTTGTGAGTGGCGTAGCCACGGCCGTCGGAGCGCTGGCGCAATTGCTTGCCGCGACTGCAAGGGTAACGAAGGCAATTGGGGAAGGGGTTGCGGCTCGCGTAGGTGGAACTTCCATCGATGACACTGCTGGAGTGGAAGCGCGGATCAAGCGAATTCAGACGACGATCGCGAGCGTCCGTGCCCTGCAGGAAAAGGGCGTGCGCGGCGTCCCACAGTTTCTCAATGCCAGTGAGTTGGTGCCGAAGGACTTCCTGAGCCGGCCGGGTGACGTGGTTGCCAGGCTGCAAAAGGAGTTGGACAAGGAGAACGAAAAGCTGCGCGTGGGCACGCAGCTGCGTCAGGACGCAGCCCGTGCCCAGAAGGCGCTCGGCGACACGGCCGCGTCAGCTTCGGAGGACGTCAGCAAGCTCCTGGAAGGGATGACCACGGGCGGCGGCTCGGACAAGTCGAAGACCCAGAAGAAAGTGGAGCGGCTGGCCGAAAGCACGGCCTTGCTCCAGGACGAAGTGATTCGCGCGCAGAAGGCGCTGGACGCGCAGTTTGAAGACAAGACGATCGGCATCGCCGACTACTACGCCAAGCGGGTAGAGCTGCAGCAGCGACTGATTGACCTTCAAATTGCCCAAGCCAAATCCGAGCTTGGCATCGCGACGACGCTGGAGCAGCGCAGGCGCCTGGAGGAGCAAATCGCCATCCTTCAGCGTGATCGTGCCGATGTGGCGACGCAGGCGGCACGCGAGCAGCTGAAAGCCGAGAAGGAGCTCAACGAGGAGAAGGGGCGCACCCTGCAGCAGCGCTACGGTGACATCACCGGCGGGCTGTCGGCCACGGAGCAGTCCATAAGCGCGCAAATGGCAGCCGGCACGCTGGGATTCGCGGAGGGCGAGGGGCGCCTTCAGGCGGCCCGCGAATCTTCTCTGGCCCAACTTCGGGAGCTGCGCAAGGAGCAAGAAGCTTACCTGGCCACGCTCAGCGGCAAGAGTCCGGAGATGGCGGCGGCCCAACAGGGCCTGCTGCAAATTGATGGGGCGATTGCCGACGTTTTGGCGAGCAACCAGAAGTTCCGACAGGGCATTGCGGACTCGGGCGTCCGGGCGCTGACGGGATTTTTTGACGATCTCATTGATGGCGCAAAGTCTTTCCAGGAAGCGTTTCGCGACATGGTGAGGGAATTTGTCGTGGGTGTTGCCAAGATGATCGCGCAGGAACTCGCCCTGCAAGCCGTCCGCGCGGTCCTATCCGCGTTTGGAGGTGGCGGGGCGGCTGCCGGTGCGGCGAGCGCAGCAGCACCGCGCGCGGCTATGCCTCTCATGCATTCAGGTGGCATCGCCGGTCAGTTCCGCATGTGGCGCAACGGCATCGACCCGGGCGCCTTCGCGACCGCCCCGCGGTATCACGGCGGCGGGATCGCCGGCCTGCAGAGCGACGAGGTAGCGGCTGTGCTGCGTCGGGGGGAGGTGATCCGCACGCAAGAACAGGAGCGGGCGCTGGCGGCGCGCATGGACGCCGCCCAGGCTGGCGGTCGGGGTCGAATGGTGACCACGCCCATCGTCGCTATTGGAGACCGAGCGATTGCGGACGCCATGGCCAGCAGCGCAGGCGAAGAAATCGTGCTGACTCACGTTCGGAACAACTGGGGCGGGCTGAGCCGTGGCGGTTGACCCCCTGGCATGGACGTTCCTGACCGGATCCGAACCCAGTGAGCAATGGACCTGGCTGACCGATCTGCCCCAGGCACCCACCGGCGTCAGCCAGCACCGCCGCCTGCGCCGCGCACCGCGGGTCTCGCTGAAGTTCAACGGACTGGAGCAGGGACTGGATCGGCGCCGCCTGGAAGCGCTGTTGTTCCACCGCGGAGGTGAGGCCTGGCAGGTCCCCATCATCACCGACCAGGTCACGCTGACGAGCCCATTGGCCGGTGGGTCCGAGACCATTCCCGTCGCCGTGGGCGCGCGCCGTTTCGGAGCTGGCCATGCGCTGCTGCTGGGCGACCGCGCCGCCGCGTACGAGCTCGTCCAGGTGGAGTCCGTCGCCGTCGACGCGATTGCGCTGGCCGCGCCCACGGTCGCCAGCTGGCCAGCCGGTACGCGCCTGGTCCCGGCACGCCGCGGCCGCTTGGCCGAGTCGACAACCCTGTCGCGCTTCACCGCCGACGCCACGCCCTACACGGTCACCTTCGCGCTGGAAGAGGCGCTGGAATCGCCGCCGGACCCGGGCAGCGCCCTCTACCGCAGTCAGCCGGTCATTGAGTGGCGCCCGGTGTGGCTGACGGATCCGATCTGGGAGCCGATGCGGGAGCTGACCACCGAAGACAATGCCGTCGGCACCCCGGTTGTGTTCGACCTGCCGCGCCGCGCCATGCCGCAGCAGACGCTTCCGCTGTGTGCGAACGGACCTACCGCCATCGCCGCCCTGCGCGGCCTGCTGGCGGCGCTGGCCGGGCGCTGGAGCGTGGCCTGGGTGCCCACGTGGGCGGCGGACCTGCGCCCCGTGGCCGGCATCGCCGCCGGTGGCGCCACGCTGGACGTGGAAGGCCCGGTGTTGTCGCTGGAGGCCCTGGCCTCGAACCGCCGTGACCTGCGCATCGAGTTGCACGACGGCACCGTGCACTACCGCCGCGTCAGTGCCGTGTCCACGCCTGCCCTGGGCGTGGACCGCCTGACGCTGGACGCGCCGTTCGTGGAGGCCATCTCCGCGAGT